ACAACCTTGTTCTTCCCATCGATGTCAGCGATGAGCGGTACAAACGCACCCTCACCTGTAGAACCGTCGTGCTTGTGCCCGCCTGACGCCGCAAACGCATCACGGATCGCATTGTATTCAGCATTGATCGGTGCTGACTTGACGGTTTCGTTCGGGATAATGTCCGCTGTCGACTGTCGGATGTATCCTGCCATTATCTTCTATCTCCCAATCCAAACAGGATTGATAATCCCTGAATGTTGTGACTCGCGTTGGAGTCGTTGGTTACGTACCGGAAACTCACAGACTTACCAGACCCCGAGAAGTTTGTCTCGATTACTGGCGATGGGTTACCGTCGTAAATTGCTGTGGAGTCGTAGAGGGCCTCGTTGTAGAAGGCCGCGGCTCCTGCTGTACTCAATGTAAAGTTGCCGGGGTTGAATACGTTCTGGTCTTCGTAGTCGTACACAACCGACATGATGATGTTGTTGGTCCCTTCGGAGCGGAAGAAGGTTGCTACCTTGTAGAAAATCTTCCGAATCTCTGTGTCACCGAAGTAGAAGTATGGTGTCTGGAAAAGGCTGAAAATCTCAGTACCGTCGAAGGATGTGCCAAACTCTTGTCTGTGGACCTTTCCATCGGAGTCACCATGAATGACGTACTCCGTCTTACCAATGTAACCACTCGCGGCACAGGAGGCGTCAACGCCGAGTAGTTGGCCGAACTCGAAGGCAATGCCATTCGGATTCTGTCGTAAGCCCCCAATGATACCGAGTGTCTCTGCTGTCTCGAAGAAGATGCGGAACTGAGACTTCTGGCGGATAACTACCGTCGATAGCTTCGAGAGGTCTTGGTTGGCGATGAGATCAGAGATAACTGCCTGAATCGGCTTCGAGACAGTTTCTAAGTTGACATCTCCTATTTTATCGGTACCTGACACTGGGCGCAACCCATCAGGACCTAAAAAGAGCAAATCACCCGCAATTTCTATCACAGAGTCAGCGGCGATACATCCGAGATCACTCGTGACAGTTGCGACAACAAAGTCTGCGATGCTTGTCCCCGCTAGCTTCTTGATCTGGTTTGTACCGAAGATGTAGAGCTCGTCGCGGAATGCCTTGAGCTGTACAATGTCAAAGCCTACGTTGATAACTCCGGAACCAGAGGCGGGAGAGAAATCAGCCTCTGCGAAAGGTGCAGAGAAATAGAGGTTGTATGGGTCAGAGCTCGTGCCGGCCAAGAAGATATGATTCTTGAAGTCTACCCCTACCGAAGGGTCGGTTGGTGCTTGGGCGTGGGTGATCTGTGTGTAAGTTGTGCCGTCGTAGAATGCGGCAGGGTTAACCCCGTCAACAAGTAGAATCTTATCTGCTGTGAAGTTGTACGGGATCATCCGTACTTTGTTTACGCCCGTCATAGTCGGGCTACCCGCTGTGGTTACGGCGTCCCAAGAGCTTGTGCCGTTGTTCCACTTATGGAAATAGTCACTGCCGCTCAGGGGCTCACGGCAAGCGAAAATACCGTCGTTCACCCCGTTGGCAACGCACACACCCAAAACCTTGCCTGTGCCCGGTACTGTACCATATGTATTCGTAAAACCAGAGATACGACGATAGCCACCGTTCAAGGATGGCTCGTAGTTAATAAGACGGGTCGCACTCCCCGGCTGTTCCTGCCCTTGAGAGAGAACGTCCCGGCTGGTGTCTAGGCCACCTCTACAAGATACTGTCTGTACCTGTAAGTTATCCATTAGCCGCGCACCACGTTAGCACGGAAGTAATCTGGTGGGTCGAGTAACACACGACGCATAAACTCGAGACCTTCTTTGAACTTTGCTGTGTGGTACTGAGTTGCGGGATCGTTTGAGCGGAACCGCATCATGTACACCATTGCGCCTTCAAGTATTACGTGGTCAAACCTCGGAGGAATAATGCACGTATCGGATGATGCAGATAGGTCATCTGGGAAAGAGTTATAGACGTACTGGATTACGTACGCTTGATCTGGTGGTGGGCTCACCCCAAACTTAGTCTGCTGTGTTCGATATATACGGGCAGGCTTTGCGTAGTCTGTAGACGCCATATTCTCGTCGTCTGCACGGTGGTTATCCTGATACTCATCGTAGGAGATTGCGTCAAGCTTTTCTCCGTTAACTGCTGGGGATAGCCCTGCATCTTTCTGTAGGAAGAACGAATCCCAATCTACAACATGAAGATCCGCAGGGAAAGCGTACTCTTGTGTTCCCGGTGTTAACGTTTGAGTAGTTGTTGTTGTGGTAAACGGCCACTCCTGTACGTAGGAAAGAATCTCACGGATTGAGTAGTTGATAGAGTCCTTCGCGAGGGCTTGCACATTACGTGCCCCGGAGAAGTCTGTTTCATCGATAACAACTTCGTTAAGTCTACGGAGTAGTCTGTTCGTTAAACTTAGATATGTAGATGACATTACTTACCTCAACCCGGAACTAGGAAAAATTCTTCGACAGTCATCATGATGTCGACGATGGGCGTAGACCCTGTTGCTGTTAATGTGACGTGGTCTCCCGGTTCCAGAACCATCTCAGAGCCCGTGAATAATACATACTCACCTGTAGACATGTTCTTACCACCGAGGATGTGCATGATGGACGAGTCGGCGGCACGATGAAGCTGACAATCAACAGTTGCTGTACCATTCACGTTCGTAATCATCAACATCGATGCGTGAGAACGACAGTTTGCGGGACATGTGTATAATGTCTCTTCCGCGCCATCAGTTGTTGCCGTGAGATTCACGGTCTTCATCCGGCTGTTTGTAACGATGTTATTTGTTACAGACACTTAGACCCACTCACCTGTAGCCATCGCTTGGCAGAGTCTCTCCGCCCGACGGCCTACTTGCTTTGCCCAACGACTATCCATCGCTTCATCAGCCGCAGTCTGGAAGTCTTCTTCCTCGATAGCCGCCCACATGTTTTGAAACTTTAAAAGAGTTGGAATACCTAGATTGAAACCCATGTCAACAAGGACGCGCTGACGAACAGAATCAAGTCCAGCAACCACGGGTTTTTTCTCAAGTAGTTCATCTTCTACGATCTTAATGTCGTTTTTCAGAAGATAACGTGCCTCGTCTTCCGTGATCCCACGATCTTCGATGTTACGTCCCACACCGATGGTTAGCTTCTCTGCTGTACAACGGTAGGGCTTGAGTTCAAGACCCTCATGATCGATGAGTTGGTCTTCGAGAGATGTGATGTCGTATTTCATTACCATTTCGTTTTATCTGCCCAATAAGCCGCGGACATTTTGCCCTTCTTAATATTCTTACGGTGTCTAGCTTTGAAGCTAGCTCTCTTCTTCTTCATTGCTTCAGACTCACCCTTCTTAGGCTTGCCGGCTGTCTTGGCACCCTGCTCACCAAAACGGATAATCTTTTCTTTACCGTTCTCGCACGCTTTTACGATGTGAGATTTCTTAGGATGGTCTGGAGTACGCTTCGGCTTGTTGCAAGGCATGTCTTTCTTACTCGCCTTCCCGCCTCGCGCCATAGCCCAGCGCTCTGTGTATCCTTTATCCTCCACGGGCTTTTCTCCAACGTGATGTGTACCCACCTTCTGCGGCACGATACCGTGCTGTTTTTTCCGCAATCTTCTTGGGTTGTTTTACGTGCTGTTGTCCAGAGGCTTTACCCTTTCGTTTAGCTCGGGTAGTTGCGGCGTATTCTTGTGGGGAGAGTGCTTCTCGAGCTTTCTTGGGGAGGTACCTCTCGCCGGTCGCTTTCGGACCCTGTGTCGATGGCTTGCCACTCTTGGTTCCCCACTCTTCGTCAGTCCATTTCTTGAGTGACTTCTGAGGAGCTTTCACGAGGTGTAACCCCCACCACTGTCTTTGTATTGCTTAGCTAACATTTGGGCTTTGCGGGCTGACCACTGTCCGGGTGCCCCGCCTTTTCCGCCTGCTTTGATTTTGTTGAAGAGTCTCTTACGCATTGAGGGCTTGGTGTAGTTACCTGCCTCATTGACACGGCTCTCTCCACCACTCGCCATACGAGCTCTTGCCCATCGTTCTGTGTAGCCACCCATGTTCTTTTTATCATACGGCATTATGTATATGTACCCCTGCGGAACCGTTGGTGCGAGCCTAAACTATAAAATTCTTTATGTCAACACCCCGTAAGATGCTGACGTAAAGAAGGGGCCCGAAGGCCCCAACTCGATTAGAATGATACGACGCCGCGTACCAAACCTTCTGGACGTAAGACCTTGCGGCCGAATACGTGAAGACCACGTACAATGTCAGAGAAGGTAGTTGTGTCACGTACAACTTCTGTCTTAGCGATGTGTGATGCAGTCGCTGTAGAAGACATGTGACCTGCAAGTACTGCGAACTCGCCTGTACCAAGACCTGTCAAAGTAACGATATCTGTACCAGCATCGTTCAGTGCAGTTGTCTTGTAGCAGTTCATGCCAGCGATGTTGCCTTGAAGAACAAGACCGTTACGCAGTGGTGAAGTGTTGTCGCCAGTTACCTGAACTTCAGCGAACTTCGCACCAGCTTGGAACAGTACTTCGTAGAACGCAGGAGGTGCAACGAAGAAACGGTTC